TGTTGAAAGTTTGTAATGTATTTCCAGAAATTTGATATCTAATAATAGTATCACTCTTAATACCTACAAAATTCTTTCCTGCACAAGTTGCTACACCTGTTGCACTAATTTCTAAAGAATCTGCATTTGTAAAATTCTTTGCAATCTTTGTTTGTAAGAAAGAATCTGCAACGAATGATGTTGACAGACCAACTTCCGCAGCATCTTGGAAAACTGATTTAATATCTTGTGTTCCGAAAACTTTTATGGAAGAAACTGTTCTGGAGTAAGATGTGCTTCCATTAATTAAAAGTTGCTCGCCTACTGTAAAAGTTCCAGAAGTTTGTTGAACGTTAATATCATTACCAGATGGCGTTCCAACAACATATCCAGAAGCACCACTGCTCATTCCTTTAATATAAGAAGTCTCAGGACATTGACCAGAAGTAAGTGATTGATTTAGGGTGATCTTAGTATATGTTTGAACATCATACAAGTATAAATTCCAACTATCAGAATCATCTTCGTATGAATTTGGAGTTGAGAAAGAATATGCTCTTGCTTTACCAATAGTTTCTCCTGTTCCAACTGTTGTTGAATTCTTTCTTTGATTGTTTAGATAAATTACGTGATTATTATCAATACCTACAATAGGAGCTCCAGAAACATTATTAACCTTTAACAAACTTCCCATTTCAAATGGGACTGCAGAATCACTAATCTGGGCAGTATCTCTTGGTTTTTCAACGTCTAGAATAGTCTCTGCAGTTTTGTCAACATCAAAACCTCTAACGTATGCTTTACCTGGAGATACTTTGATCGCCAGTAGATTTTCAGAGGGAGTATTTCCCTGGTCCGTCTTTTGACTTGCTAAAAATACGCCATCGGATCCAAGACCATCATTTAGAGAATCATCAACATCTACTTCGAAAGGATCTACCGAATAATTTCCAGACTCTTCATAAGTTCTCTCTGCAAAATATTCTTTAATTAATGAATATGTGTTAGTATCTTGAATCTTTTTAACAACACCATTTGTGATTCTAAGAATCTCGATAAAATTCTTATCATCAGTGTCATTAAGTGTTTTCTTAGTTAAAGTGGCAGATATTTTTAATCTATCTGCACCAGGTGCCGCATAGTTAGAGAAACCCCTTGCATTATCATAGAGACTATTGTCTTCTTTTGCATCAACTAGAGATTCTGATACAAATAGACCAACTCTATAAGAAGGGGTGTTTGTGTATTGATCTAGAATTAAAGTATCATCATCAACACTGACAAAATGTCCTCTAATGAAGTAGATTCCTTTTGAAATTGATGCTGCTGATGCAATAGATGTTGCATCTTGACTAACGGTGGTTGCAAAAGTATCGCCAGAGGCAATCGTGGTATTTCCATATACCAGATTCTCTTGCATGATCAATGTTTCACCATCTCTGAATTGAGATATTTCAAAAGCAGAGTCTGCAGAAATATATTTTACATACAATGTATAATCTTCACTTTCAGATTCTGTATTGAATAAAACTTTCTGAACAACTGCAACTAGTTCAGAAGTTTGACCTTTTATTTTCTTACCAACTAACTGATTTAAATATAAACCAACACTCAATCCAACGTGAGTTGGGTTGATTTTAACTGCATAATACTGTGGATTATATGAAATGCTTCCAGGAAGCACAACAGATCCATCTTTAAAAATATGACTACCAAATGATGAAATTTGATTTTGTAGAATTGACTGTAAAGTAGTTAATTCTCTAGATTGAACTGGAAATCCTGGTTTAAACAGAACTCTGTAAAAGTTCTTATTTGCATCAAAATCATCATAGTATGGAGATACGTTGAGATTAGTTTTTTGTGACATCTTTAGAATTCCAGTATGATTTTAATATCTTCTTTTTGTCTTGGGTTTCTAGAAACTCTGGGTCTATTATCAACATAGATAATTTCCCCCGATCCTTTATTTATTTCGGGAAGAGATATGCCATTATTAAATTCACTGGCAAGATTTACTCTCTTTGTTGTAGTAACCGTTGTAGTTATTCCAGTAAATGTAGAATCAATAGCACCACTAAAGTTGTTAGTTGCTGTTATTGTTCCACCATTGATACTAAAATCAACTTTTGTTGCTTCTGAAACAATGTCTCTAGAATCTTTTTGATCGTAAGAATTTTGATTATAATACAATGAACGATCATCGTAATATTTCAAAACCTCAGTCTCTGTATCAAATGAAGCAATGTAACCAGTTGCAGTTCCAACTCCAGTGATTGTTTGAAAAATTCTAGTTCCAGGAATAGCATCAGATTCATTGGAAACAGAAGTTAGTTTCAAACCACCTAGATTTGAAAACTGGTTTTCAGAGAAGATTGAAGTTGCTGATCCAACTCTAGTTGGATTCTTTATAATTCCAATTTGTGCAAATCTAGTATCAAGTGGGAAATCTTTAGTAGAATCATCAAAACGGGAATAAATCAACACTTTATCAGTTCCAAGTTCCTCATAAAGATTGTATCCATGCCCTCTTGATGGGGGAATAATTGGAATTAGATGTGCAAACTCAGTTGCTCCAGAATTGATAGTCGATAAATCAACTCTTCCATAAGAATAATTTTTGCCACCAGATGAAACTGTCACATCTGTAATTTTTCCACCAGTTACATCAACAATAACTCTTCCACCTTCACCATCGCCAAGAATATCAAGTTCAGCATCAGTTGTATTGTATCCTGCACCTTGATTTTGAATATAAACTTTTTTGATTTGATTTTCGTTTACTAACGAATCACCATTTTCTCTAACTGCTTGAATTTGAGCATCAGTAGTTGTCACCCAATTATTTGGAACTGGAATGTATTCGATAGAATCAAATTTGATAATATCACTTGGAGAAACTGTGAACAGATATTTCCAAATATAACCATCACCACTTTCACCTGCTCTTGATGGTTCTAAGTCAATGAAGGTTGGTTCATCTTGGGAGAAATTACCAGCAGTGTTTGCTGATGATGCACCATTGTCGATGCAAATATAAACTCGATAATCACTATTCATTACATAGTAATTTGCATCATACAATCTAGTTGAATTTGATTGTGGAGATGTATTACTTACACTGTAATCATGACGATACATCTCATAAACAGTTCCCTGCTTCCAATCAACTCTTCTGATCAGTCTGCGGACATCATTTACACTGATTTTCTTTCCGAAAATCATCGTGTCTTTTACATGATTTAAATAGTTTAAATTATCAACGGGGTTGGGAGTATTAGTATCCCAAGTAGTAGATCTACCAAATCCAACAGCACTAGGATTTGGTAGACTCAGAAAAACATAATAAGAATTATTGGGATCACTAACGGAATCCACAAAGTTCCCCGCGTTTAATATTCTAAACTGATCTGTTACAATTGCCGCCATCGTGAGAGCTTTTTTCTATATTTATAATTGATTAACCAAGATCTTTTCTCAGAGCACCACTGTCTCTGAGACCAAAGTCACGTCTTTGTAATGTTGGGAATGTAGTAAGACCAGAATTGACGGTATTTCCAGTAACTGCAACCCCAATTGAAGAAGTTGTTCTTTCGAATCCAGAAAGTCTTCCCCAAGAGAATCTCCCTGAAATTTCATTAGGCATCGTATGAACGCCACTCGTATTTGTTGTTGAGAGAATATTACTGGTTATAATTCCAGTTAAATTATCTCTAGTGATAGAGTGAATATAATAGATATTATCTACAAATGTTGATCCAATACCAACTAGAGCAGAATCACTACTGTCAATAGATGTTACTCCATGTCCAACATGCGTGTCAAAAACATATATTGGATAATCTTGTACCAAGGCATCAATATCAGAGGTAGAATCATAAAGAACGTGGAATGTCATAGCAAGTGAATTTCCATTTATACCAGTATTTGTTGTAATACCAGTAATAATCCCACTGAATCCTTGAACAAATTCAATATCAGTAATCAGTTCACTTGATAGATTTGGAGTTGCTACTGTGACATCTGGTGGATATGTTGTTGTATAACCTGCACCAGCAGTTGTTACTGATGTTAAAGTAACAATACCAGAGGAAGAAACAAATGCAGATCCAATAGCAATTGCCTGGTCTTGATATCTACCAAAATCAAATGATCTTGTAAGACTTACTGTGTTTGAAGCACTCTTGCTTAAGAGAACTGATCCGCCAGATCCAGTATGAATTCCTGTAACTGTTACAGTAGTATCAAGCACATTCTCTATTGATTTAATTGCTTGACCAACTCTGATTGAAGATGTATCAATTCCAACAATAATATCAGATCCAATTCCAAGAATACCTGGTCTTCTCTTAACGTCAAACTTAAATACAGTTCCAATTCCACCAATTGGTTTTCCAATCTTCAGTTCAAGAACGGATTCTGGTGTATAACCTGATCCACCATCAGCAACGGTTACTGAAGCAATAGTTCCAGCAGCGGATACATTTGCAGTAAACGCTGCAGAAACTGGATCATTACCACCTTGAATCAGTAAACCAGAAACATCTTGAACGCTGATTGAAGATTCATTTTCTTCATAATTAAAGAATTGTGCATTATCTAAGAAGATTTCTGTATCTGTAGAACCAAAATCCTTAATAACTTTAGCAGTTGGGAATACCATTCCCTCAAGAGAATCTCTAACTTTTGGTTGAACATTATCATTCAATAGTAAATCACGCTTTTGCTTAGTCCAATCAATTGGTTTATAGTTATTTTCATCAATACCATCACCTAAGTAAATGCCAGTTCTGATTAGATCTGAAGCAACGATTTCCGAAACAATTCTCGTGTCTTGACCAACTGTTTGTGGAATGTTGTTATTTCTATTAATCTGAACAGTATCTCCAGGTTTGATAGTTTCATTAACGTCTACCTCAATACTATCTTCATCTCTAGTTCCTCTATAGAAGAAGATGTCAATTTTATCACTTGATTTTGGTGCTTCTTTGAAGGAGAATGTAGTTCCTCCAGTGAATTCATAAGAAACCTTAGGTTCTTGCATTACACCATTTACATAAATCAGTAGAATTGCATCAAGATCAATCAAAGATGAATCTACGTCTGCTGTATCTTTTTGGAAACTCAAAAGTTGACTATTCTTATACAGTGGGAATCTTGTCCTTTCCCCGTCTTGTAGTGCTTTAACACTATCAATAAAGTCAAATTCACCTAACTGCCAAGATGCAAACGAATCTGTGAATACTTCCGTAACTGTAAATTGCAATTCTTCAATAGGTGAAGAGAGTCTGGAATCAGTTACTAAACCAACAACTTTAAAAGTATCACCAATATTGTATGAATAACCTGGTTTTGTAACCTCATAAGAACGAATTTCAAAATATGTTGATCCAATGCCAGTAGCAGCATAACTTGGACCAATATCAAGAGTCATTGATAAACCAATACCAGTTTGCGTTGTGTTTCCAGTTCCAAGTCTAGAAACACCAATTACAGGTAGATTTTCATATGATGGGTCATTGATGTCAAATATTGGAGCAGTATAACCAGATCCACCATTAGATATTGTTGGTATTAGGGATCCACCTGCGCCAACTGTTACTGAAATATCAGCACCACTACCAGAGGAATCGGAAACACCAATAGAAACATTGTTAAAGTATCCAGATCCAAATGTTAATTTGCTATAATATGGGAATGCAGATCCTTGTCCAACATAATTATGTGCAATAGTGCTTACGCCAATATTAACATTAAATGTTGTTGCAGAAACAATTCCCACAACTGGGAAAACATTCCCTAGGGTTCCATCTGGGAATATGGTTGTTGTTACTCCTGCATGTGGAGCAGCACAAGAAAATTCAAGATTTTCTAGATAAACATCGTCTTCAGATGCATCAAATGGGTGGTTACTAGAAGTTGTAACTTCAAGAATTCCAGTATCCTTGTTATAAGTTGATGTGCTGATTTGATATGCTTGCCCGTAAGTTGGAACACCAACAATATTGGTAATTACACCACCAGTAGTTTCTGCTCTTAGTCTTGCACCAACTAGAGGAGCATATCCAAGACCACCAGTTTGTGCGAGAGAAATTACAACACCACCTCTTGGAATTTGATTCTGGTTCACATCAGAATCAACAATAATAACGTCATCTGTATTTGGTCTCTTAACACCTGTGAAAGTTACACTAGAAATACCTGTTGATGCAGTTTCTGTAAACGAATAGTTATTTCCTGTGTTATTTGGTGTATCTGGTGTTTGGAATATATCATTAATGAATACCAAGTTACTACCAGCTTCTAGTCCAGTTGTATTTTCACCTTCTTTGTATACAGTAAAGGTTCTACCAATTCCATTAAATTCTAGAGAAATATCATCATAAATTTTGTTGTCTGTGTAATCTTTACGTAGATAGACTCTTCCATTAAATGTTGATTTTGGTAGCGCAAGATTACTAGAATTCAATCTATCATTATTTCCTTTTCCGTCGGGTGCTTCAGTGAAGTGAATTTTGTTTCCAACAATGTTATAAGCACCTTTATAAATTCTAACTTCACTTCCATCGGAGTGTGTAGTTGCTGAAGATCCAACAAATCCCCTAGAAACTTCAATTAGAGAAACATCACCTGTTCCATCAATAGGTCCAACATTAGTTGTTCCCAAACCAACATTCTTAATATTTAAGAATTCATCATCAATTTTTAAGATGTCTCTTGGTTTGATTGAAGAAATACCCGAAAGTGATAGGAATGTTATACCAGCACCAATAGTTGTATCATTATTTTCTAAACTATAAGTTAGTGGTGTATACATCAGTGGGTATTGTGTTACACCATCAATTGTGATTAGTGCTTTCTCAAGTTTCTTCTTCATTTCAAGTTCATGGCGATTACCACTACCAATTGAGGTAAAGGTAAATCCAATACCACTTCCACCAGAAGTTCCTGTCAGTTTGAATTGATCTTTTGAAATCCTAATTGCATATACTGTTGTTGGACAAATATCTGTAGTAATACCAGTAGAATAAGTTTTTCTGAAAGTAGAACCAACTGATACTCCATCAAGTTCTAAAGCAAATGCTTCATCTGTGGTGTAGTAAATTCTATCTGTTCCAGCAGGAATTGATTCTGTTGACGTAATTGAATTAATTCCAATAGAAGTAACAGTTCCTAATCCAGTATTGTCTCCAGAGAAAATACCAGCACCAACTGTAATTACTGAAGTATTTCCTACACCAGTAATAACCGAAGAACCACCGCCAACTGATTGTCCAATAAAGAATGTATAGTTAGTTGTAATACCGGTGATTTTTGTTGTGCTAGAGGGAACAGAATCGCCAAAGATAAATGAATCTGTAGTAATACCAGTAGTAACAGCAATACCAGTAACAGTGCTAAATCCTACGATAAAGTCTGCTTTAAATGATCTTCCAGAAACAATTGTCTCGCCAATACCCATGGGTTCGGAATCAACACCAATCAATGTGGAGTTTGGAGTATAAATTAACTCTTCTCCAGTTTCAAAGAAATGATTGTCAATAGAGAAAACACCAGTTGCTCTGTTTAGAACATTATTATTATTTGGATTGAAAGTTTTTTCAAAAATTGGAATTCTCTGATAGTTCAGGTCAAAGTCTAGTTTATCTTTACCAAACTCATTGACAGAACCATAGAATGCGTTTGTTATTCCTTCAACGCCATTCCCATAAGTTAAATTATCTGGTTCATTGAACTCATCAATATCAGAATAAATGAATTGATTAAACGTTTGAACCACTACATCATCTGAAGAATAATCGGAATCTGGGTAGAATTTTACAATAACATCAGTTCCATCCATCTCAGAACCAAATGTTCCGATTCCAGTTCCAGAACCAACACTTAAGAATTGTGAGTGTTGAATATTTGTTCTAGTTTGATCTGCAACAATCAGTAAATTATGAAGTGCTACAGTAGAACCAGCAGAAACTTTAACAATTGATTTCAAAGTAGAATCCAGAACACTATCAAAACTAATAATGGTAGAAATACCAGAAGTAATTTTATACTGAGAATCTAGTCTTGCGGTTCTTTCAGTTCCATCAATCTGTCCATCAACAGTATACCTATAAGTTCCAACACCAGCAGTTGTAGATCCAATACCAACAACTTTTGTTTTAACCCTTACATTATTGATACTATTTTCATTCTTAAATGATAGGGAAATGACTCCGCCAGTAACATCCAATCCAAATGTTCCAATAAATCCTGCAGAAACTGAACTTTTTTTCGTATCGAAGTAATAGTCTGAGAGATAAGTATCCTGACCATCGTAATGTCCTGCAATCTCAAAGTAATTTGATTCATTAGTTACTGTATCAACAACATGAGCAAAAGCATATATGGTGTCATATAATGAAGATTGTGCTTCAAAAACGGTTGTGCTGACTCCTAATAATCCACTTCCAGATGCTGGTCCAACATTTTCAGTTATTGCAGATAATCTGGTAAATCCAAATTCAGTAAATCCAATACCAATGCTGAATGGATCACTAGTAAATGATTCCCTATAAATCTTAAGATTGTAATTAAAATCATTTGCGTTTACTGGATTAAATCTTAAGATTGGATCTCCAACACTACCAAATGCTCCAGAGAAATCACCAAGTTTTTCATCTGTAAAGAGATCTATCTTGTTTAGAGTATATGTATTGTCATAATCATTAAGAACAACAATTTCACTAACTTGAGTGCTTTGCTTGTTCTCATCCATAACTTGGACAAGGAACTTGGAATAAAAATCAGTGATAGGATACTCAATAGTATCTGTAAAAGTATCTTTATTGAATTCTGAACTAGAGAATCTTCCACTAATATCGTCGATTTGTAGAACTCTATTGGATCTACACTCAACATAATCTGAAAGTTTCTTATTCTTGAATGTAATGAATCTAGATGAAGTGCTTGTTGGATCATAATCAAGTGCTAAGTCAAAGTTGTTAATAGTATCAACTCTTCTTTCAGAAACAAAATCAAGAACAGGCAGGAGAGAAATTGAAGAATCAAGAGAAACCGTTGCCTTTGAAGTAATTTCAGTGTCTGCAAAATTCTTAAGACCTGTTGGGTGAACCAGTTGATTCACTTTATCACGCATATCCTCCCATTCAATAGAACTCTTAATTGTATACGAGAGGTTTTGATAATAATCATTATTTGCAAGAACTTGCAAATCATAGTTCAATTTGCCAACATCATCCTTCCAATCAAGTTCTTTTTTATTTGAATAACTTACTTCAAATCTACTATCATTTTTATAGATGTTGTCAATAGTTGCAAAGTTTCCAGAATTGGTTCCTTTAATTCTATCTCCATTTTTTATTTCATAATCGCCAGTTACTTTTATGAAGTTCTTTCTTACCAACTCTACATTCAAGTCTGATGCAACATCGTTTACATATAATTTTTCACCATCAAAGAATAGACTTGGGACTCTATTAATTTTAAATACTGGATAATTACTATTCTTTGTGATAGAGTTGAATGTTGTTTGAATCTCTACAGGAGTTCCAGCATTATCAGTATACTCACCAATGTTATACTTTAATATTGCGGGGTTAGAATTTGTATATTCAACAACTTCAAAGAAATAATAGTCATTATCTGTAGAGTTGAATCCAGTTCCTGGTGATGTTACATTGCCAAGAGCATCAGTAACATTTTGTTTTTGAAGACCTTCAACGAATATTCTATCACCAACTTCGAATGGTGGGGTAATAAAACCATCAATTGGTGGAGTGCTCAACTCACACTCTACAATTCCTCCACTATAAGAGAGAATTCTCTCAACTTGAACACCATTACTATTATTAACAGTAAATATTCTATGATCAACATCATCTAATCCTTTTGGTTCTTCAACAACATCAACAGAAACAATTGTATTTCCTTTAAAGTTGGCAACTAGTAATCCACTATTAACAACACTACGATCATATAGATTAACAATAACTAGAGATGGTGCAGAAATATAATTTCTTCCTCCATCTAAAACATCAATACTTTCAATTTTTTGAGATCCCTTCAGTGTTAGTAGAGAAGGAACTTCTGCTTCTGGTCTAAGAGTTTTGTCAGATGCATATTCAAATCCCTCATTAATAATTCTATATTCATTAAGTTTTCCGATATTATTAGCATTCGCTCTAAGAACAGAATTGGAACCAACACTGGTAGAAGATCCAGTTGTTAGACCAACAATTCTTGGAATTATATTGTAATTAAATCCACCAGAAATGACATCAATATCATTTATTGGTCCAGATGCATATATTGAAGTCGTATCATATTCAATTGCATCACATTCTTCCGAACTGTATGATAGTTTTTCGGGAATTTCGCTGAGTGAAATATTAAATGCTGTTGATCCTATGCCAAATACCTTATAAGAACCATTATACAAACTATCAACATATAAGAATTCGGAATAATCTTTAACATCAGCATCAGATTCTAGTAAAACACCATCTTTTTCAAAAGAGTAATAAAGTTTTGTTGGTAGAGAATCGTCATAGTTAATTGTAACTGAAGTAGTTGAACCACCAACTATAGTTTTTTGAATATTAAAAGTATTTGTTGATCCAGTAGAAACAAACTCACTAGCAAAATCTTGATCATAGAATAGTTTAAAATCATAATCAGATAGAGATGAATCAGATACATCAACTACTATCTTATTATTATTAGTAATCTTCAATTGTGGATTGATCAAACTTAATTCATGCCCTTCACCACCAGTGCTGGCAATACTTACAGTCAGAGGTGGATTTACACTTACATCACTGAAAGTTTCTGATAGTTTAATATTATCACTATCAACTCTATAAACATAGTAACTGCCAGTAGAAAGACCACTCGCAATTGTATCTGAGCAATCATAGAATACCTTTTGACCAGAATTGAATCCATGATCCTTAATATAAATTTGATCAGTACTTGTATTAATTCTATATGAAGTAAAACCAACTGGATTTACCAGTATCTTTTTATTTTCTTCATTAAACTTCATTCTGATAGATTCAGAAGAACCACTACCAACAGCAAGTTTTGGTTTAATTTTCAGTGTGATTTGATCATTATCCGATAATCCATGTATTGTTGATATTGCAACTGTTGTCTTAATTCTTCTAGCAGTTGCAGTTAATTCAGTGAAGTTTGTTTCTAAACTATATTCGTAGTTGTCGGATCCATTATTTGTAAAGAACAAACCACCACTAGATGTAGTTAATCCAACTTGAGTTGTTAGTCCAACAAAGTCTTTAGACTTATTAATTACATAAACATCTTGTGTTGAACCAGAAATTGGTAAATCAAATGTTGTTCCTCCAGAAGTATCCGATACTGTTAATGCATTAGATGAGGAAGGTATTGTTAGAGTTAATCTTTGCTTATCTCTAAATGGATGATTTGGGATGTAGATACTTTGAGATGGGACAGAAACTACTTTTGGAGTGCTTCCAACATAATAATTGATTGAAGTTTCAGCACCAGTGTTTATACCAACACCAACAGATTCTACTGGGTTAAAATAAATCTTTGTATTTCTTGTAGACTCAAAGTATTCGCTTTCTAATGGAATTGTGAATGAATCATCAAAATAATCAACAACATCACCAAAAGTATGTGCCGTTCCTGTAGCACCTCTTCTAACTCTTAGAATGTTATCAGAATCAAATCTATTGAGAACCGAAAGAATCTCTGTGCCAATACCAATGGTCGTTCCAGAACCAACATTAGCATCAATAGAAGATACGTAAATATCGGTTACAAGACCAACATTTGCAGGAACACTCTCAGAAAGTGTAGTTCTTGCTGATGTAATACCGATAATATGTGAATCGAGTAGTCCATCAACAAATGTTGATAAACCAGCAATTGTAATCGAATCCCCCGAATTTAATGAATGATATTCTGATGTATAAATTCTAAGTGTATCTTTATCCTGCCAAGTAACAACAGAATTTTCAAAGATATTGTATGAAGTTTGAACACTTGTGATTGGGAATCCTTTTAGACTTGAAACTTCTGCGGAAGCGCCACCGCCCCCAGTTCCTTCATTTTCAAAAGTTAGAAGGTTTCCTACTTTATAATCTTCACCTGGATTTATAACAGTTACTGAATTAATATTTCCTTCCGAAACTGATTCAACACTAGTAATTTGATTGAAGAAATCGTTAGATTCTACAATAAAATCATTTCCAGAATTTTCCTGATCAATTCTATATGGGAATGTATTTCTTACAAGAGAAGAACTGTTAAAGTCGAATGACTGATCCAAGTCCTCAACTACTGGTTTTGATCTAAATGAATCTCCAACGAAGTATGGGAATCTTGGAATTAGTTTTCCAGTAGCTGATCCAGTTTCAACACCAACATAGTAAGCATAGACACCATTTGGATACTCTGGTGTTTTTGAGAATCTACCATTGTGCTCATCAAGATTACCATTATCAGTATACTTAAAGTCTTCTACAAAGAATCCTAGAGGGAAAGTTGATGTTGGTGGTCTGTTATAAACATTTTGTGGAGATGATTCATATCCAGTTTTCAGAATAACAACTCTTGAATTATTGTCCTCTGGATTTGCATATCCATATGGTCCATAAATTGGATTTCCATCAATTGCCCATCCAATTACTCTGGAGTGTCCAGTTGATTCATTAGGATCCGAGAATTCAGTTCCATCCCTATCTGTTGAATAACCAACCACACCATAGGATAAATCATCCTCATAATTTGGGAAGATTTCTTCGGAGAATCTCTCTTGATTATTGATGCTTAAGTATCTTACACTAGATTCAACAACTGCATTTTTTCCTGGTGCTACTACAGAAATAGAAGTATTTTTATCTTCATAATTTACACCACCATTAATAATGATTACATCCTTAATGACACCATTGACCACAGATGCTCTTAGTTTTGCACCAGATCCTGTTCCATTAACTACTAAATCGGGAGCAGCATTGTAGTATTTTCCACCATTCTGAACTTCAACAGCAATTATTTTACCTGCCTTAAGAATTGGTTTTAATTCAGCACCTACACCATTTCTGATAGTTACGGAAGGATTTTTATGGAAGTTTAGAATGTCAGATCCATAATTGGTTCCTTGCTCATAAAGGTATACATCAACAATCTCTCCTCTAACTTGTGGAGTTGCAGTAATAGTTCCAATAAAAGAACCTGGGAATTCGGCATTAATTTCAATTTCAACAGGTGGATATGAGAATGTTTGATATCCACTTCCTGTTGTTTTAAGATCAACATAGTTCTTTCTATCATAATTTGTTGTTGCTGCACCAACAGATCCAGCATCTGCTAGTTGGAATTCAGAGTCATTTAGTTTAATTACACGATATTGGATTGATGAAGATAGACCGACAATCTGTGATGTTTCATATTCATAGTTTACAAGATCACCATCTTTGAATCCATGATTTTCAAATATAACTTTGCTAAATTCTGTGGATATGCCAGATGTCTTTACTTTCAGACTCCTATTTTCATAACCACTTCCAGGGTTAATGACTCTAATCTCAGAAATTACATCCTTTGCTTCAAATAATCTAAACTTATGAGTTCCGCCAGTGTTTATAGTGGTGAAACCAACAGTATTAATACCTGCCAAATAATCTGATTCGGTTTCATACAGGTAAATTGCTCTGGTGTTTATGACTTGGGGATAATACGTTGCACCATTTACTAAGTATCTTCCCTGATCGGTATTTGAGAACTGGAAAGAACTAATTCCAATTGGTTCATTGCCAGATGGATTATAGACAATCCTTTCTCCACTCTCAAGGTTATGTCTTTCGGTGAAAGTGATTGTTTCGTTATTAATATCTACACCACCAGTTGCTGCTAAACCAACTTGAGTTGCATTAAATTCAATTTCTCTATATTGCTTTCCTAATACGTGCTGTAGTTTTGCTCCCGTTCCATTTCCACCTTTTATTGTGGTTGATAATACGCGATTAACACTAAAATTCTGTGGATCTACCAATACACTCTTTACAGATCCACTAACAACTGCTTGTGCTAAAGCAGTTGTGCCAACTCCAACAGGTCCAGAAATGACAACAGATGGGGGATTAATAACATCATAATCTTCTCCACCATTATAAATTCTGAGAGAATCTATGGGTCCATAATAAATTCTATCATTAGTCTTATAGTTGATAATATCAACGCCATTTACTAGTTTACCTACTGTTCCAACATCTGTTTGAGAACTTCCACCCTGAATATTTGATTCGAGAGGAATTTTTGTTAAAGTTTTCTTTGGAACTATCTTTTTATTATAATGTTGCAGTAAAGTGAAGTTATGGTTAGAACTCTCACCATATCTACCAAATTCAACAAAACTTTGTGTTGCAACAAAAGATCTTGCATTAAATAGTCTTATTTTATTCTTTCTACCCGCTTCTTCAATAACTTCGACATAATAAGTTCTACCAAAAACGAGTTCTGGAATGACTTCACTATCTCCATGATAGACTACAGCATCGCCAGTAATGAATGGAACATCATTTGTGAATGATAATACCGAATATAGATCAGTTAGTTGATTATAAGACTGGAATATGTCATTGAGATTGGAAGATGCTGTTAATGTGATATTTGCAGTAGAAAGTTTTTCGTCAATTTCATAACCAGGAAGTGAATTTGATGCAACATACATATATTCATTATTTTCACTATAAGTATTCTGAATATTTGCAAGAATATTGGATGCACTTATAGGAGTATCTGCAGAAGATGCATATGTGTATTGCCTTCTAACACTTAATCTTCTATTTGCAGCAACACCTGTAACATTTTTATCAAGTTCAATTAAAGAACCGTTAATAGCAGTTACGGTTGCATCAGATACAACAACGTTTTCTGAATTTCTATCTAATACATCAACAATATCATTTACTTTAAGACTAGACTTATCTGGGGTTTCAAATAAAGTTAGTTGGTTATTATTAAAAGAATTTACTTCATAACGTGATCTAACATTATAAATCCAAGTATTAAATGCAAACTCTTTATCATTTTTATTATTATTACCAATCTTATCTCCAAGACTCTTTACTTTGATATTATCGCCGTTCATCAATAGATTAAAGTCTTTTGGATTTTCAATTTCCGAAAGAACACCAGTAATTCTTAAATCGACCCTTTTAGTTTCATCACCATTTTCATATCCATAAATTGTTTGATCTGAACGAATATCAGAAGAAGTTTCTATCGCTGTAGATACTCCTTCACAACCAAAGAACTGATTAACACTCTTATCAGTGTATGTTATAGTATTTGAACCAGAAATCAATGTTCCTGACTCAGAGAATCCAATTGTACTGTCTACAGTAATTACTGAAGATCCAATTGAAACACTATCAGAAACTATAGATTTTGGTGTAATTGTGAAAGTTCCTTCAATTAAACTCTTTTCATCATATCCAGAGAATAATTGGACTTTATAAAAAGTTTTATTATTTCTCGTTATAAGTTCAACTTCGGAAACTGGTCCTGTAGCAGAATCATCAGAGTTTCTAACCATCTGACCCACTAACTTTAGTGGGTCTCCAGAAATTCTTTCAGTCACTAATACTTCTCTTCTAATAAATTCGGCATCAGAAGACTTTAATAGAAAATCTTCAAGGTTTATAACTTTTGGCGTAACGCCATACAGAACATTGAAGAGTATTCTGAAGGATTCGTCAGTTCCTTTTGAAAGATAGAAACTACGAGCACTCTTTATGAAATTGTTGACATCAATTTCGGATACAAAATTAACATCTTCAAATCCTGGGGCAAGAAGGAACTTTAATTTTTTATAAAACTCCTTTAGGAATAGAGCACTTAGATTATGAACTCTAGTATTATCAGTATGTGCTGCTGCTGAAGATGAAGAGAAAACTAACTCTTCAGAATTAGTTTCGTTTCTGTAACTGGTTATTCCACTAAATCCACGGACACAACCAGTAAAACTATTAGTCGTAATTCCGGTATATGTAACTATCTCATCATTGAGTTTGAACAATCCATACTGTCTTGGGAATCCTTTTGTTGATTCGACATAGATTGTGTCATCACTATCAGTAACTGCACTAGTTAATGATGTGATTCCTGTTATAACTTCAGGTGATAGATTATTTAAATTTAGATATTGATCTAAATTCTCTGCGATATCTACTGGACCTCCCTGATATTCCTGGGAGATATAGTATTGCTTCAGAAAATCGACAGACTTAGGTGACTCGCTAAGTAAAAATTCAGGTAACTGATTCTCAATAATTTGCTGTATTTTTACCCTAGCGTCAAAACCAGTTGTAATCATATCTCCTTATTACCTCGTTAGTTTTCCGTTTGAATAGCTTGATCTTACTGGGTAATCAACACCAGAAATTTGCTCTCCGGATGCTATGGTATCCTTAACCATATTTATAGTGCTTTTGCTGACATCGAAGACAAGATATAGGTCCTTGAGACCAATAACATCATTCGATTCTGGGTATGCCTGAATTTCAATAATACCCCCATCAAGAGAAGTAGAAACTATATTAATTGTATTAATTAAGATCTCTCCCTTCTTATAATCTACGGTTCCAATCGATTTTTTAACAATCTCATATGTATTAGGATCTAGCGTTGGTTTAACGATAGAAAGAATACCAATATCACTGTCTTCTGAAGAAACATCTACAAAGTAAACAGTATCTGCTTCTCCAGCAATTTTAAATCCAGTGCTCTTAATATTGTAAGATCCGATTTCCTTATGGAATTGGTTGCCGAAACATATTTCATATTGAGCAAATGTATTCAATATGCAATTGATATTTCTCCTCATCTTCACACGAGTGATGTTTGATGTAATTGCAGTATCAACATTATCAATCACTTGAAGTGCTTTACTGTATTTGA